CCATCTAAACTTATCATGCGGTATGAAGACTTAAAGGTTAAAGAAGGAGAAACAGGCTTAGAGTTTTCTTACAAAACTCGACGAGGTCGAGTCAATATCTATGGCGGTAAGGTGATAGAGAACGTCTGTCAAGCTATCGCTAGATGTGTCATGTCAGACCAAATGTTAATGATTTCAAAAAGGTATCCTATCTTGCTTACTGTACACGACTCTGTGATATGCTGTGTTCCAGACGATGAAGTTGACGAGGCGGCGGCTTACGTTGATTCATGTATGCGTCATACACCGGACTGGGCGAAGGGACTTCCAGTGCGTGGCGACGTGGACGTAGGGAAAAATTACGGAGAGTGTGAAGCATGGGTAAACCCGCATGGTCCTTTAGCAGCATAAAAACATTCGATCAATGCCCTAAAAAGTATTACCACACTAAGGTAGTTAAGGACTACGCAGAAGATTTTAATACCGAAGCAATACTGTACGGCAACGAGTTTCACGAAGCGGCAGAACAGTATGTGCGTGGGGATGTTGAAGAGCTAGACTCAAGGTTTGCCTATGCAGAACCTACGCTAGACAAGCTTAAAGATATGGAAGGTGAGAAGCTCTGCGAGTACAAGATGGGGCTGACTGAGAACCTCGAACCTTGCGGTTTCTTTGACAAAGACGTGTGGTTTAGAGGGGTGTCAGACCTTACTATAATCAATAGAGAAACAGGTGTAGCTAAAGTTATTGATTACAAAACAGGTAAGTCAGCTAAGTATGCCGACAAAGGACAACTAGAACTGATGGCGTTAGCTACGTTTAAACACTTTCCAGAAGTAAAAGTAGTGAAAGGTGGGTTGCTTTTTGTTGTTTGCAACGCATTTATTAAAGACACATATACGATAGAGAATGAACCGAAACTCTGGGAAAAATGGCTTACCGAGTATGGCAAGCTAGAGAAAGCGTTTGAGGTAGATACTTGGAACGCCCATCCAACAGGGCTTTGCCGCGCATGGTGCGTGGTACTTGAATGCCCACATAACGGAAAGAGGTAACTATGGCGTACAAAAACCCGAAAGATAGAAAGAAACAGGTTAATAAACCTGTAGGTAGTAAGGCGTTTGAAGCGCGGATGGAACGACAACGGGCTAGAAGAAAGATAGATAAAGAAGGTGTAGACAAGAATAAAAACGGGAAGGCTGATAAACGGGAAGGTAAAGATGTCAGTCACAAGAAAGCTTTAAGCAAAGGCGGTAGTAATAAAGACGGTATAAAGATAGAAAGCCGTAGTAAAAACCGTTCCAGAAACTATAAGAAAAAGAAGTAGATATGCAAATAGTAGATAACAGAGGCTTGCTTCTGCGGGTTCGTAATCCCGACAAAATAACAACCGCTATCCCATCCAGTAAACAAGTTAACAACACTGATGTGCTTGTTAAGTGGGGTGTAGATGAAGCTAGAGTGTTGAAGAACTTAAATGTAAAAGACGTACCCTCCCCTATTTTGGGACAGTACAAGTGGTCTGGGCGATACAAACCGTTTGAGCATCAAAAGACTACAGCTTCTTTTCTTACAATGAACCGCAAAGCGTTTTGTTTTAACGAACAAGGGACTGGCAAGACGGCGAGTGCTATCTGGGCTTCTGATTTCTTGATACAACAAAAGTTAATCAAACGTGTTTTGATAATATGCCCACTTTCTATTATGGACTCAGCTTGGAGAGCAGACTTATTTAACTTTGCCATGCACCGTACGGTGGACATCGCGCATGGGGCTAAGAAGAAACGCCAAGAGATTATCAACGGTGACGCAGAGTATATAATCATTAACTATGATGGGGTGGAGATAGTAAAGGACGACATAGCTAATGGTGGCTTTGACCTAATCATTGTAGATGAAGCTACCCACTATAAGAATGCACAATCTAAACGGTGGAAAGTACTGGCTAGTATTCTAAAGCCTGACACTTGGCTGTGGATGATGACCGGCACACCCGCCGCACAATCTCCTGTTGATGCTTATGGATTAGCTAAACTTGTTAACCCTAAGTCAGTCCCTAGATTCTTTGGGGCGTTCCGTGAAATGGTAATGCACAAGGTCACTCAATTTAAATGGGTTCCTAAACCACACGCTACAGAAACAGTATTCAATGCGCTTCAACCTGCAATACGTTTCACCAAAGAGCAATGTCTTGATCTACCTGAAATGACTTATGTTAAACGTGAGGTAGAACTAACCGCCCAACAGAAGAAATACTATGACATCTTACGTAAACAAATGATGGCTACTGCGGATGGGGAACAGATCACAGCGGCTAATGCGGCAGTAAACATGAATAAACTCTTACAGATTTCATGTGGCGCGGTCTATACGGATAGTGGAGAGACTATAGAGTTTGATATAAAGAACCGATACAAGGTACTCAAAGAAGTTATCAATGAGTCTAGTCAAAAAGTCCTGATCTTTGTCCCGTTTAAACATGTCATTGAACTTCTCAAAGATAAGTTGTCTAAAGATGGGATCACTAACGATGTAATTTCAGGAGGGGTGAGTGCAAACAAAAGGACGCAGATATTCAAAGCGTTCCAAACGACCGACTCCCCTCGTGTACTTATTATCCAGCCACAAGCGGCGGCACATGGAGTTACACTAACGGCGGCTAACACCATTGTCTGGTGGGGACCAACGGCTTCTTTAGAAACCTACGCTCAAGCCAACGCACGAGTCCACCGCTCTGGACAGAAACACCCCTGTACCGTGGTACAACTTCAAGGCCCACCTGTCGAGAAACGGATATATAAGATGTTAGACGAGCGAATAAACGTACACACGAAAATGATAGATTTATATGAAGATGTACTTGAATTATAGATCAAACTACACTATATTATAAGAAACTTCATAAAAGTAGGGGATACTAAACCATGACAGGCACTGTTGTGAGCACACTTGACGACTACGTTACAGCTTATATCAAGCTTCGCGATAAGAAATCTGAATTGGCTGCGGCCTTTGCAGAGAAAGAACAAGAGATAAACCGACGACTCGACATCATAAAGGGTCAATTTCTGGAGCATTGTAAAGATAACGGAGTGGAGTCAGTAAAGACTTCTTCTGGGACTTTCTGGCGCTCTCAGAAAACAAGATTTTGGACGGGTGATTGGGAAGCGTTTAACGACTTCGTGGTTAAGCATGAAGCAGTGGACTTATTGGAGAAACGAATACACCAAGGGAACATGAAGCAGTTTCTTGAAGAAAACCCGGAAGCTTTGCCGCCCGGACTCAACGCAGATAGTGAATACACCATTACAGTACGGAGGAAGAAATGAGTGATTTTGATAGTTATGTCCCTGTTGAAGAGGTTGCAGAACACCTTTCTGTAAAGGTAAGCACCATCCGACAATGGGTTAACAAAGGGTTCATACCTAAAACTACTTACATAAAAGTAGGGTACACCTACCGATTTAATGTCCCTGCTGTGGTCGAGGCGCTCAAACAAGACGAGCCAGATATGGAAACCGACCAGATAACGGAACAACTAGAGCTACCGTTTGATGAGAGTAAGGATGTATGACCGACCCTTTTGACAGTTTGTTGAGCGAACTCCAACCTAAAGTTGTTGCACCTGTGGTAAGTAGCGACCCTGTTGAAGTAGCAGATACTAGCAATGTAACGCGCCTTAGCATAAATGAGAATGTGTTTCGTCTGTTAGGAGATACGGTAGAAGAGTTAGGCGATGGGCCACTCAAAGTAGCAATAGTTAAAGCCGCTCCTGTATCTCGTGTTTTCTATTCAGGGGAGTATGTGCACGGAAAAGGTAAACATCCTACATGTTGGGCCGCTGACGCAAACGCAGGGATACCCGCTAAAGAAGTACCAACAGCAAATAAACAATCTCCTACTTGTTTTAATTGCCCTCAAAATATCAAGGGTTCGGGGCACGGAGGTGGTAGGGCGTGTAGGTTTCAGCAACGAATTGCTTTAATGCTAGCAAATGGAGAAGGCGTTTTAGACACCAACATTGCGTATCAATTTGCAATACCCGCTACTAGCGTGTTCGGTAAAGACAAAAAGAAAATGGGGCTTCAAACTTATGCGCGTTTAATTGACTCTCAAAGTGCATTGCTATCTTCAATTATGACTGAGTTAAGTTTTGATGAAGAAAGCGATATACCTAAAGTGTGCTTCCGACCATCGCGGGTACTGGAAGAGGCTGAAATGAAGTTAGTTAAACAAATGCAGAGTGACCCCTACACTAAAAGTTTAGTAAGTTTTATTCCAAAAGTGTACGAAAACAACGGCCCTAACGTGGACAATGTGTTTGATGTTGTCGAAGGGGAAGGAGTGTATGTGAAAGATGTGTAGTACCAAAACCTTAGCTTTTAAGCTAATGCAATTTTAATTAACCTTAATGAGAGTGCGATAAAATGAGTAAACCAACCTATAAATTAACCAGTGTAGAAGCCCTTTACCCAAAGCTAGACCAGCCTTATCACTTTGATAAGAAAGGAGGGAAGAACGGTAAAGGCGCTAGTGTCCCATGTGATGCTAACGCTCAAGGAGCCGACTACAGTACGCAATTTAAAATGACAGGAGCGAAAGCCAAAGAACTTTTTAAGGCAATGGCTGAAGCATATGAAGAGGCCAAGGAAGACGATTGGCCTGACCTTACTATGCCGTTTACAAAAGACGACAATAAGATGTTCATAGGTAAAGCTAAAATACCTGCTTCTTTTAATAGTCCTCCTAGTCACTATGATTCTTTAAACAATCCTTTAGATAGTGGGTTTCAATTAACTACTGGCAGTACTGTAAGTTTGTTTATGGAGTTAGTGCCTTACAACGGACAGATGGGTAATGGCGTATCTTTAAGACTACGTGCGGTACAAGTTATCAAGTACAAAGAATACGTAGCCGCGTCTCCCTTTGACGTTGAAGAAGGGTTTACACAAGAAAGTACTAAACCTAAAGAAGCTGATCTGGACAGTGTGTTTGATGTAGAAGCTGTAGAAGAAAAAGAGGAAGTTGTTGTAGAACCAAAGGTAAAAGTGTCTAAGAAAAAGAAAGACGCGCCTAAAGACGATGTTGATTTAGCATCATTACTAGATGGATTCGACGACTAAAATAAAAACAAGGGCATCTTCGGATGCCCAAACCTCTTTCAAGTATGGATAGACTATGGATACCAAACAGTTTCTTAGCACTGTATTGGGTGGTGAAGGATACTATTGTGTAGCAGGGAAGAAGAACGAAGGGTCAATGAACCAAAAGTTCCACGACTCTTTAGATTCCGCTGCTGAAACCGCAAGAAATTTTGACGAAGAAGGGCACGATGTTTATTTTGGAGTAGCTTCTTTTGTCGATAAAAACCGCAAAGCTGGCAACGTGCGGGATTTAAAATGTTTATTTCTTGATATTGATTGCGGAACGGACAAACCTTACCAGACTCAAGCAGAAGCGTTAAAAGCATTAAGGGCGTTTCGTAAGACGTATGTTTTACCTCGTCCCTACATAATAAATTCAGGGCGCGGTCTACACGTATACTGGACGCTCGATAAGCCCTACTCCCGTGACGAGTGGGAGCCAGTAGCAAGAACACTTAAAGCGACATGCTTGCAAGATGGGTTAGAGATAGACGCTGGCGTAACAGCAGATGCGGCACGGCTACTTCGTGTACCTGACACACGTAACTTTAAAGGAGAACAGCCGCTACCTGTAGCTGTTGTACTTGAGGGCGAGTCGGGGGTCGATCTTACTACTTTTATAAGCAAGCTACCTGCTGAATTAATACCTGTCCCTTCTATTAATAGTTCTTCTAAAGAAGACCTTGAAGATATGGAACGGGCTAAAGGAGTTTCAAAATATAAGTACAGGTTTGAAAACTTAATTGCCAAAACTAAACAGGGGGAAGGGTGCGCTCACATAGCACGAGCTATACTTGAACCCGATGAACTGACCTATCCAGAGTGGTTACACACACTATCTATAGCTAAACGGTGTGATACAGATGGGGTGGAGGAAGGCACAACTCCTGCGGTACATTTAATTTCTAAACGTGCGGCAAACTACGATCCAGAAGAAACTAGAAAGATTTCTGAATCCATCGAGTACCCGCACACATGTGGTAGGTTTGACGAAGACCATCCCGGTTTATGCGACAACTGTACCCATAAAGATAAGATTAAAAGCCCTATAACTTTGTGTGGAGAGCGACGTGTTGCTGAACCTAATGAAGAAGGTTTTTATGAAGAGGTAGAAGCCCCTGAACAAATAGTTGAAGTGTTAGAAGATGGAACGGATAAGCAGGATGAAGATGTCCCTGCCCCACCTCCTGTACCTACTTATCCTAGCACTTATATGAGACCAGAAAGTCAAAGGGGCGTTATAAATAGAACGGTTAACCAAGATACTAATCAAGTAGATGATGAACTTATTTATAGACACGATCTATTTCTTTCAAAAATACTACACGATCCTGCTGTGGGGTTGTCTTATGAAATTACACATATAAACAATTTTAATATTACTAAACGTTTTATGGCATCTCAAAAGGATTTAACCTCAACAGAAAAATTTAGAGACTTAATGAACGAACAGGGCATCATTCTTTTATCAGGAAAGGGTGCTAAAGGAGCGGGTAAAGTGCAACGTTATATAGCGGAATGGATGCAACAACTTCAAGATACAACTCCTCATCCACCAAGCGTAAAGACGCAATTTGGTTGGACAAAAAACTGTAAGTCTTTTGTACTGGGGGATAAAGAAATATTTAAAGGTTACGAGAAAGAAAACCCTGCGGGGGTGCGAACCGCGCAATACATTCCTATGTTTGCCAAACAAGGTACATTAGAAAAGTGGAAAGAAGCCGCTAGGTTTTATAATAAAGAGGGGTTTGAACAGCATCAATACATGTTTGGTTTAAGTTTTGGTGCTCCGCTTATGGAGTTTGTATCTGGAATAGCCGGTGCAATATACAACCTTAACAGTCCTGAAACGGGGATAGGTAAGACTACAGGTATGTGGGGTGGTGCTTCTGTATGGGGCGACCATAAAAAGTTAGTACTTATCGGAAAAGATACTCCTAACTCTGCTTGGAATCGAGCTGAGATAATAAAAAATTTACCACTATATATAGATGAAATATCCAATTACGAACCTAAAGATGCTAGTGACTTCTGTTTTGGTATAAGTGATGGTGCTCAAAGAAACAGGATGACGAGTGGGGCAGAGAACGCAGAACGTTATAGAGGAGAGCAATGGGCTTTTAGTTGCGGTACTACAGGCAACAGCAGCATAACAGATACAGCATCAAGATGGAGAAGCTCTCCTAAAGGTGAGTCGGGTAGGGTAGTAAGTCATCTAGCAACCAAACTTTTATTCGGTGCTGGAGATACTTTAAAGGCAAACGATCTTAACGACACCTTAGCCGAGAACTATGGGTGGGCAGGAGAGATTTATATTAAGCACGTTATAAATACTTTAGAAGCTACTAAAAATCTTGTCTTAGATACACGAGCGCGGATTGTAAAAGATATTAATGGTGAGCCTTCAGATCGTTTTTGGATTGCTCAAGGGGCGACTACTTATGCGGGATGTTTAATAGCAAAGGAGTTAGGTCTAATAGATTGGGATTTAGATAATTTATACAAATGGATTATACGAACTATTCTAGCGCAAAAACATGACCTTGAAGAGATGGATATGGATATAGAAGATTTAGTAGGAGAATTTTACATGGATAATACAAGAAATATTCTTCGTATTTTAAGTACTCAAGATAATAGGGGTTCAGACCTTAGCGATACATTACCCCCAGACCAAAAAGATTTACCCTTACTTAAACTTGTTGCTAGGCATGAGACAGACACTAATCAATTATTTATTCGTCCCCAACCTTTTAGAGAGTGGTGCGCCAAACATAAATACGTGTACAAAGCAGTGATAGACTTAATGAGAGTGCATATGCAAGCCAGAACTAATGTAAAAAAGCGCATGGTCAAAGGGACAAGTATGGATTCGGGTTTGGACAAAAAGAAAAAAAGTTTAAGTACTCATGTAATAAGATGTCAACTAGGTAACGATCCAATGGCACAGGAGGAGGACAACGATGAGGTTGAGTCCGACTGATCTTTCCCCAGACGGGGTTAGGGTATGTATAGACTGGGATAAGTTTATTGTTGGTACTTCAATATTTATACCGTGTGTAAACACAAAGATGGCGTTTCGACACGTATTGGACGCGAGTAGTATAGACAGAAGTAGTTTAACTAAACGAGTTTGTATAGAGAAAGGGAAGTACGGGCTAAGAGTTTGGAGGATTAAATAGAACTCTTAGTCTAAATCTTCTGCACGTCGTGCAAGTATACGTCGCGCCTGTCTAGCTGAAGTACTTATACCACCTAACTGTCTTGATATTTCATCGGTCGTCCTATGTTGATCCATAGAACGCCTTAAAGTATCTCCACTAATCGCTACATAAGGATTTCTGCGCGAAAACTCAACCATCTCTTCGGATATATCTCGCATACTGTCTATATCCCCTTCCTTTAACGCTAAGTAATAATCTCGCATTAGGTCAGTACGTTTGGAGTTTAGCCTTCGTTCCAATCCTTTATCTCTTGCATTTATCTCTAACTGTTTTGTGTAGCCCGCAGGAGCCAAGCCAAGTGATTGAGCAAAAATATTCCACGGATTTATATCCTCTAAGATAGGATCGCCGCGAAGGGTAGTCGCTCCTTCAGTCGCGTACCGTACAGATTTCATCCCATTAGACAGCGCAGAAGGCAAGAATCTCTCTGTACCGCGCCATATCTCACCCTCACCAACTAACCTTAACCCTTGAAGCATTCGATCTGCCGTACCATAAACTGGACCACCTAGTATTTCTGCCAAGCGCATAAGGAGGTCTTCTTCTTGACGGTTTGGTAAAGATCTATAGACCAAATTAGTCATACCAATACGTGGAGCTACGTCAACTCCCGCTACTGCATTAATTACCCCTGAGTACATACCCTCACCAAAGAAGCTTGCGGCTATACTATCAAAGTCCTCGTCTTCGTCATCTAAGAATATTGTATTGGCTAGGAGCGCAATCGCACCGTAAAGCGGTAGTCCTTGAACTCCTGCTAACAACCCAGAAGAAGCAAACAATCCTACAATCTGTCTTTTGGCAATTCGTTTTGTTTCTTCAGCAGCAACTTGTGCATCTTGCCTATCTGCGTCTGTTAATTGAGACTCATCACCATCATATTTATCAGCAGCAATACGTCTTATTTCTCTAGGTAATGAATCTGCAAGTAACTGTTTAGCCATCTTATACTGTAAATAGTACATAGAAATGCCAAATCGTTTGTACATCATCATTACGTTACCCGCATCACCTTGAGCAAAACGAGGTGCGGTTTCAATCATAGCTCCACTGTTAGTTAGTTCTACATCTGATAGAGCAATGTCAGCAGCTTCTTGAAAATCTGTTTCGGTAAGTTCTCCTTTTTTAGCGCGTTTTGCTAACTCTAAATCGTAAGAAGCCATTGCAGTAACTTGTCGGTTAAAGCGTTCGCCTTGATGGAACATCCAACCCATATAAGCATTCGCCGTACTCCAAGCGGTGTTAGCAGGGTTTTCCATCTCTAAGTTTTCGGCAGTAGTAGAGATGTTAGCTTGCCCACGAGCTTCCAACATTTCAGTAAGAGCTTTATATCTTGCCAACTCAGGAGAAAGATTAGGGTCATTAAAGTCTATGTTGGATAGCGACGGACCTTCAAAGATTTCCGTACCGCCTGTCTCTTCATTAAACACTTCAGTCCTACGGTTCATGCCGGTAGCGAAAAACGTCTTCCGTGCATTGTTCATCGCCTTCATAGTGTCTTTGTATCCGTACTTACCGCCTAAATAGGGCAGTACTACTATGGGTAAGTTACTGGCGTTTACTAGTACAGAAGATACGTTAAAGCCTAACGTCATTCCAAAACCCGCACTCTTAAGTGCTTTACTCCAAGTAGCTATCCTAGGATTACGTGCAAAGTCTATATACCCCTGCAAGTTTGCGTTAAGTGCTTCTGCTCCTGCCTGTAAGTCTGGAGTCCTATATGAATTTGCAGCTAAATTTATTTTTTCGCTTATTTCGCTAAGTGCTAAGTCATGTTTAAGGTTTACAATTTGACTTGTAAAATTAGGCATACGCTCTCTAAACACTTTTAACGCATCACGTTCAAAACCTAAGACACCTTCTCTGGGCCTAAACGCACTGATTAAAGAACGCTCTGGTAGGACATCAAACAAAGAGTCTAATATTACGTCTTGGACTTCTTGAGATACTCCTTTTGCTCTTACATCTCCTAACAATTTAAAAGCAAACTGTGAGTCAACTTGCCCAAAACGTTTGGTTCTAGGGTCACGAGTAAGCTTTTCAATACTGTTTAGCTGAAGTCCTAAAGCGTCTGCATTAGCTCTAAGTTGTCGTTCAGCTTTGTCCCGTTGAAACTTAGATTCAAAAGCTTCTTTATAGGGTTCTAAAGTTCCAGTATTTGGATCTATCGCTGAGTACATTAACCAATGTGTGCCTTTACGATAGAGTGGAAAGTACGGTTCGATAGTTTCTTTTTGCAGTAATTGAGTTAGTAGTTTATCTTTTAACGTTCTTTTTACATCTGAATCTTCTATTGCATCCAAGCGTTTTGTCATAGTCGCTACAAGTTGTTTGTACACTTCACTATAAGCATCGCGCAATGTACTGTAAGACTCAATTACAGCTTTTCGTTGTGGACCCGACAACCCATTTAATTTGGCGTTCATGGTCTTCCACGCTTCTAACTTAGCGACATCACCTTCGTATGCGCTTTCTAATTTAGTAGGGTCGGTTTTTAAAAGAGTACTTTCTGCTGCCCAAAAGTCTAAAACTTCTTTAACCTTCTTATCTCCGTCAATTATATTCTCTACTTTTTTAGCAGTGTCCCTTGTTAGGTTTAAGTACCTTTGACGTTCCCCATTCTTAGTTTGAAGTAGTTTGAATAATTCTTCTGCGGGAGCGGCTATCTTTGGGTATTCATCTTTAGCAAGTTGAAACACCGCATTCAGCGGTAAGAAGTCTAATAGCTTTGCTTTTGCCCCGTCGGTTGCTGTACCAAACCATGTCCCTACTGCTTCTACATCTTCTTTAGTTACCTTACCTTTACTAAACCGACCAAGCGCATCTAATGTATTTTTCTCACCTTCTTCAATAGTAGCGGAGAATAAGCTAGCAGCATCACGAGATTCAGGAGCGGGAGAGATAAGGTCAGCAACTATCATGTCCGCTTTGTCCATAGCAGATTCTACTTTTTTGCTAGGTTGTCCACGGAACTTACGTATCATGTTGTTTACAATATTTTTAAACTTACTCCATAACGTAATCTTTTCGCCTTTAGCGTTAATTCTTGCTAGCTTGGCTTGGAACTCAGGATTACTAAATGCTTCTGCAATAAACTCATCAAGGTTCGTTGCACCATACGCAGTATCTAACCTGTCTCTAACTGACTCAAACAGATTACGCATTTGTTGTGCCGCAGCAGAGTTTCCAGCAACTTCGTGAGAAGTAACTGCGTGCATGGATTCGTGAAGTAGTACATGGTTCCTAAGCGTTACGTCTTGATTTAAAGTAATCGTGTCCGTTTTAGGATCATACAAACCAGCGACTGACTCACCTTTAGAATTAACTAAACCTCTACCCATTACTATTTTGGTGTTACCTAAACCTTTTTCTACAGCAGCGGCAACGCGAGCTACACTAGGGTCGGAACTTTGGGCAAGATCATTAAGGGCTCCACGTAAGTCTCCTGCTGCAAGTTTAGCCCGAATCTCTTGGGATAGTGGCTGACTGGTTACTGCAATAGCAGAGGCAGATAGGGGCAGCCCCATACTGTCTCTTATAAATCGTACAGTCTCAGAAAAGTCGGTTCGTGATTTTCCACTTAAGTTAGCCTTTATCCATGCTTCAGCAGCTTCGTTTTCAGTGGTTACCCCGCCAGACATATCCCCAGCAACTGCATCAATACCTTCTTCTAACGTTTTCTTACCTTTAAAAAACTTTGCTATCGGACCATTTGGGTTAGCTTCAATCTCTGCTTGTACCCTGTTCATGTCTTCTGTTTTAGTAGTAGACGGGGGTGCTTGGTCTGGGGCTTGAGTTTCTTCTCGTTCGGCTATAACTACGTCTGGATCGACATCCGCAGTCACATCTACATCTTCCACCACCACTTCTTCTTGTGCCGCATCTACATCCGCAGCCCCTTCTTCCACCACCACTTCTTCTTGTGCTGGTCTAGCTCTGGGACGAGTAGGACGTAAAACACCCCCACGAGGGCCAAACATTTCAAGTTGCTCTTGACCCTGACTGTCTAACGCTTCATCCACACGTTGTTCGGCGGCAATTTGTGCGTCTAAATCAGCACCTATTTCTACTTCTTGTTGTGCTATAGCATCAGCAGCGGCAGCTTGAATAACAGGAATTTCTAACTGAGCTTCGCCCGGTGCTTCTCTACCTGTCCTCTGCGCTCTGTCAAAAGCATCTTCTATAACATTGAGTCCTTCAGGTTTAGCAGCACGAGCAAGAGCTGAAGTTTGAGCTTTGTCTTCTTCTAATTGCGCTTCGCGTTGAGCAAAAGCTGCATCTACTTCTTCCTGTCTAATATCTTGTGCAATAGCGTCATCTATTGTTGTTTGTACTGATGCAGGACCGCTATCAGCAGGTTGTGCTTGCGCTTCAGTCGTAGCAAAAGCGTCTTTAAAAGCAGGAACAGTAAGAAGACTAAGTGCTTTTTTACGGTTTTCTGGGTAGCGTGATTTAACTGTAGGATTGTCCGCGTAGGCTATGATGTCGGCTACGCCTTGTTGCGCTTGTTCAGAGTTTGACAGATCAAGAGCAGTAAGTTTCTTTTGTAGTGTTACGCTTGTAATCCCTAAATCTTTTAGTTCTTCTTTAGATATACTTGTTTTTCTACCCGCTACAACTTCAGGTAGCAATTCTCTTTGTGCACCTTCAGCAGTCAGACGCGCTTCTTCCGCTAAAGCTTCTTCGTAAGCAGGAGCAAACCTTGCAGGATAAGCAACTCCTTCGGGGTTTACCATTATAGTAGAAGGATCGGATGGAGTCGGTGGCGGCAGTATTGCTTTATTTTGCTCCAAAGCTGGTCGAGTAGGAGATGTTCTTTCTAAAATTTCGCCCTCTAAAGGGGCTTGAGGAGGCGGCAATGTTGCGGTTTGTGTACGCTGCCCAATAGTTTCTTTTTCTTGTTGCGTTAAATCCATACCCCCACGACGACGACCGGGAATAGCAAGTTCAGCCAATGCAGATAGCAGTCCACCTACTCCTGCACCATAACCAAGAGACTCTCCTGTACCCGTAAACGTGCCAGTTTCAGGGTCGTAAATACCTTGAGAGATAAGATTCTGTGCTACTTCTGCCGAAGCTTCTTGGAGTCCTTCCCCTCCTGCGGCACTAGCTACTCTGCGTAATCGGGATAACACATCACCAGCGGGCTGGTCGCCAAGAGATTTACCTAAACCTTTAGCAGTTCTAGCTGCGCGAATAGTCTTACCTATAGCAAACGGTACTAGTGTCTCACCTAATCCGGGGATTATACCCAGTCCTGCCGCTTTACTAATCTGTTCTTCAGTAGCTCCCGCTGCTTCTGCTCGTTTTGCAGCTTCACCTGATCCAGCAGCCGCACCTAACCCCACACCTGTACCTAAAGCTACTCTACTAGCTAGACTTCCTAAGCCGCCTAATCCACCTAGGCCACCTGTAGCGATAAAAGGAATAGTAGAACCTGTAGCTTCTGCTAGTTTACGAACAACGGTATCTTCATAACCGCCTCTAGGTAATAGTCCTTCTTGGACCCCAGCTCCGTATTCAGCAATAGCTTTACGTGCAGCTTGTTCTTGCTCTTCAGGAAGTAAAAACGCCGCTCCAGTAGCGGCTGATTCAAGAAGTCCCGCAGCGCCACTAGCTAACCCTTTACCAACTTCACTAGCATAACCTCCTAAAGTAGTTTCAGGTGGCTCAAGAGGGTCTATACCTGCCTCTCTTTTTTGTAAGGCCGCAGGAGCATAGATTTGTGTACGTTGTTGGGGGGTTGTCCCTTCAGGTACGTAGTAATCTATTGTACTACCGTCTGTTAAGTTAGCACGGGCTATAGGCATAGTGGACTCCTTATTATCCTACAATACCCGCATCACCTGCTACACCTGTAACCATACCTTTACCTAAAGCACTTTCTTTTGCAGCGTTTACGTATCTTTCTATGGTGTTGTTTAAGAGGACACCTTTTGCCACATCATATTCTGCCGTACCAAAATCATAAGTGTCAGCTAAATCGTCTAGTGCCGCTCTGTACTCTGGGTCTAAATCTAATCTTCCTAAAGCCTTATTAGCAATATCAAGAACCGCTGTATCTATCTTTCCTGTGTAATCAGCATTTAACTTTGCCACAGCTAACCTATAGTCTTGTTGTGCAATGTTTTGTTTTAACAACCTATCAAGCGCCTGTGCATTCAACGCTTCTGCCTGTCTTCTTTCTGCTAACTCGTAAGCATTTAAACGCCGTCCTGCACCACCTAACGCGCCAGCAGTAGTAGTTTGTCCTGCACCACCCAACAAAAACTCACTTAACGCACGGAAGTCTATGTCTTGTTCTGAGTCTTCTTTAGGCTTTCTACCCACTCTAGGTTGGTCCATTATGCTACGTAGTTTCTCTAAATTAGTAGGTTCACCTCGATACATAGCAGCAGTAATACCTTCATTTTGTGGAAGGCTTGGCTCACTGTCTTGCGTTTCTCTTCTAGGCATACGATCTTCAGGAGGGAGATTGCTAATTTGTTCTTCTATTTGTGCTATTCTTTCTTCCTGCATTCTAGGAGTGAACGCTCCTGTTGCGTCCATCATCCCCATACGCAACATAGCTTCTTTAGATACGCCTTGAGATTCAGGTAATGTGCTTAGTATTCCCCTTATATCCCTAGCCATATCAAAAGGTCCGTACACCATACCAACATCTCGAACTTGATCTACTTCAATGGCTTCCTCCGGGGAGTATAAATTTTCTTCAACATCAAATCGTGTCTCAGCATTAAGATCAACAACTGGATCGCCTTGTGCAAAACTGACAATCCCACCTTGTTGTTTATTGACTACACCTCGACCCATCAAAATATCTTTACGAGTAATTTTACCGTCACCGCTTAAATCAGGGAATCCACCTTCTTTAAGAGACACAATACCGCCACCTGCCATGTCATTTGCAGCTAAAGCTTTAGCCCTAGCCTCTTTCAAAAGGTTTAATTCGTTTAATAATTCTGGAGGTGCATCTGTTGGAAAGACATTCCCTTTCGTTGGAATATCCATCATTTTTGCCTTTCTACGGGGTCTTGTTATAAGGTCTATTTCTCTTTCTAAAAGACGTATTCTTTCTGCAAACTCTTTACTTAACGGGTTCATTGGTCCAGTAGGATCTTGTGAGGTCAACGTTTCAAACATTTCATTCATGTTTTTATTTGTAGACTGCCTACCCATTTCATCATACATAGCCCCGCCTTTTGCATACCCAACAATACCACCACCTACCATGCCAGCAGTGTTTTCAGGAGTGGGTGCAGGAGCTTGAGCCGCAGTGCTACCTTCATAGTTCATTAGCTCACGGCGTATATTTCGCAAGCCTTCTTGGTTACCTTCAGCAAGAAATTTAGCCTCTATCTCTTTAAGTTTTAAATACCTTTGACGTTGAGCTTCTTCTGAGCTTGGGCTTAAGAAGGGAGCGTCTTGTTGTTTAGTTTTTCCACCTTCTGCATACCCAACAATCCCGCCTTGTGCAGCTCTCATCATATTAGGAGCGGGCATACCAGCCACCCCTTGAGTTTGTTGCATTTGAGTGCCACGTTGCTGTATGCCGGGAGCGAGTTCAGAAATAATTTCATTACGGGAAGTCATTAAAGCTTCTTGCTCTAGTTGATCCCTTACAGTACTAGGATTAGTCTGCATAGATGCTTGAATTTGATTTGCCGCAGCTTGTTTCTCATTGTTAAGTTGTTGTAAAGCAAGCAAGTCAATTAGTTGCTGACTTTGCGCGTACCGTTGCTGTAGTGCTTGTGGGTTGTTTGCGTAAGCACTCTCTCGCATACTAACTTCTTCAAATATACCAGCCATTACTAATCTCCTAAGAAACCTAAACTGCTAAGAAGGCTTACGATACCGCCCGCACCTTCCATAACATTAGATGCAGTACTTACTTCAGGGTACTGATAGCTTTGAGTGCTAATAGGCAAGCCTTGTAGTAGCGACTGCTGGTACTGTATTTTTTTGAAAGGATCATCTCTTTCAGTTTCAAACTGAGCTATATCTGCCATAACTCCTTGGCTTTCGATAGCACGTTGTTCTGCACCACCTGCGCGTTGAGCGGCTAAAGCTTGCAATCCATAATTTTGTTCAGTGTTAAATTGATTCTGTGCTTGCTGAAAAGCGTCTTGATAACCTGCGCCTGTGATTCCTGCCATTCTATCTAATAAACCACGCTGTAGTTCAGCTTCCGCAATCCCTTGACGTGACCCACCATACGCTCCTGCCTTACCGTACTGACTTTGCAGTCCTTGCTGAGCTATATCAGCTTGTCTTCTTGCGGCTGCATATTGCGGTTCAAGTGCGCCTTGTAAGTAAGGAGTCATGTATTGTTGAAGTACGCTATCTGTAGCGGGAGCATAAGTCCCTGTTTGTCCCATTGCGGCTTGCTCGGCGGTAGGTGGAGTATACCCTGCACCTGTAAATGACCCTGCCATACTTGCTTGTGGGACGGCTAAATTAGCAAGTCCTGTAAAAGCTTGATTCTGTAGTTGCGATTGTCCAGCAGTAAGTGGTCCTTGGTAGGCTTGATAGGGCATATCTGCTAACGCAGCACCCTTACCCAGCATCTCGCTAACGTAAGGCCCAGCATAGGGAGATAGAGAACTGCTTGTTCCTAAAAAAGTAGGAGTTGCCATAGTTGTTTCCTTACGCCAAATATTGATTAGGGTTTATTTGCTTACCCTGTTTAGGATTACCAGTGCGGTCTTTACGCACTCTTTCCATCATACTGTACAGGTTCTGCGCTCCTGCATCGGAGTTACCATTACCCAAATGGCTTACCACATCTGCGGGTATAACAAATTCACCATCACTTAATCTAGCTGGCTGCGTACCGCCTATTGTAGCAGGAACTTGATCTGCCATACCATCCGTAGAACCGCCTAAGTAGTACTGTTCTATATCACCACCTTGAGCATATTGGTCAGGGTATAAGTATTTATTAACATCAGCTACAGTGGTGTTGCCATATAGATCTGGGTACAGAGTACTATAATACTCAAGAACTTCGTTAACATCTGTGTTACCTGCCTTTATAAGACGAGTAATAAGGTCTTCTTCTTCTATACCTAAATCAGTAGCTAATTGATTCGGAGTTTTTTCTCCTGAACGCAACTGCTCTTCAAAAAAGTTAAAGTTTGGCCCCATTGGACTTTCATCACTAGACTCATCAACAAAATCAATAACAGAATCAGTAGTAGGTGTAGTAGGTATAACAGGTGTAACAGGTGTAACAGGTGTAGTAGGTATAACAGGTGTAACAGGTGTAACAGGTGTAGCAGCAGTGCTAGTGTCCGTTGGAATTGCACCTAAGAAAGAATTAGCTAAGGCTATATTTTCTGCTTCTTGAGCTGCCAAAGCTTGTGTATATGCAGCATTTTGAGCCGCTATCTGCTCCGCACCTATGATGGCAGGAAGTCCACCCTCTGTAGTGCTAGTGGGTGTGTACTGAACATCTGTAAAGTATCGTCTTCCTGCACCACCGGGCCGTCTACCAGTATTATCAAAAGCATTAGGTACTAGCTCTCGTGTTGCCTTATAGTCAGGAATACCGCCCTGATAGCCTTGACTTCCTTGAGTGCTAGCACTTCCACCAAGCCCTCCTGCTAATCCGCCTAAACCAGCTCCAATAAGACCGATTAAGTTTTGGTTCTTATCGTCCTTTAGAAAGTCCATAACCTTACTGCCAAAACCTTTTGGAGAACCGCCATTATTAAACTTCTGCACAGGCCCACCTTTGTTATATATGTACGGCATAATATCCTCGTCATTGCTAATGTCAGGTGCAAAAATACTCGGCCCTGCAATATTATATAAATAGTCTATATCTACTAAACCACCGGGGTCTACCTGTACCATGCGCTGCCCAGCAGAAGATGTACCAAAACCACCACCTCCACCACCAGATGATTCAGAAGCTACAGCGGGCGTTTTAGGTTCGGGCGCAGGTTGATCTGTACCTGCATTAGTACGTGGTATAGCAGCAGGTGTTAAATCCCCAACTGTTGATACTTTAGGTTTTGTAGGGTCTTGAATATCTATCGTTGGTACTTTAGGTGTTGTAGTTTCGGTGAGTGATAAAGACTCTGGTGGAGGTGTACCCTTAACAACTGTATCAAGGTCACCCATATCTCCGGTAACATCTAATTGTTCTACTCCACTCGATCCAATCTTTGGTTCTTTTCCAAGGTCAACACCAATAGCTGTAGGAGCAGGGACAATATCTTTTGCGCTTTCAATTATGTCTCTTACTTGCTCTGTAGACATTCCTGTTTCGGTAGCTGCTGTACCTACTAAAATATCTTCTATGGTACTTCTACTTAGAACATCTCCAGCCGCTGCTTTACCTGTAAGCACTCCAGTTACTTTGTTTAATACAGCATCAATAGTTGGATCGCCTGTCGTCACTCCTGTTTGTGTACCACCGGGCGTTGTGCCTGTACCTATTACTGGGCTACCACCGGTTTGCCCCCATACTACTGTACCGCTTTTTTGTATAGGAGCGCCGATTACTTTAGTAGGGTTAGGCAGCTTGAGAATATCAAAAACAGTATCTATACCCTCACCGACCTGTGTACCTATGTTTCGTACAGTTTCTGTAGGAGACAAGCTAGTAATTTGATTAATTAAATCTGTGTTTCCTAACTCCGCAGCTTGTTGTAGTAGGTCTACTTCTTGCTCACCCACACCTTCAATATCTTCTGGACCACCTGCCATACCGGGAGTGGGTTGTGCTAGTAACGTAGCTAGACCTTCCTCAATAGCATACCTTTCTGCTTCTTCAGGAGTCATGGGGGTAGCTTCCATACCGCCCCTACCAAAAAGAGCATCTAACCCAAAAAGCCCCGCAGACTGTAGTAAGGATTTAAGCGCTTTGGATAATACTATTGTTTCTACTGCCATACTAAACCTACGGTGTTGGTAGCGTTTCTGGCAACGCTGACACAAAAGTTACAGTTACTAGGGTAGACGGCACGGCAGGGCGGGGACTTGCAGCCGCCTGATAATCAACCGTTATGTTTGTATCGTCTGTTGCCCACATAAGTTCTATATATTGCCCTGCTTGTATGTCTATTGTAAAACTGTACCCAAAGTCATCTACTCCACCTGACCCTGATACTACGTGCAGTCTACCAGTATTTGCTATATCTACCCCACTCCTACGCACCCAGAACGACACTTCTTTTGCGCTAGCACTACCGCTAGTAAGTTCCACTGAGAGTTCAAAGTTATAAACTCCTGAGTGAGTTGGTGTAATCCTTGTCTTTGGTGTGCCTGTTACGCTTATGGCTTCACCTAAATATGTATTCTCAAACTGTAACGCATATGCTGTGTTTATAACACTGGCGTTCTGATCTACAGTAGAAAAGAACTTTGCATTCGGAGACTCTATAAACCGACCTCCGTACTCCCCAAACACACTGTTTATACCGCTCGATAGCAAGTTAAAAAAGAGTCGCAAGATGTTGTTCAGTGCATCAAGGTACTCTTTTAACGGCCCAGCTTTGGGTATTGGTAGCGCAGGGACTTGAACTTTCTGTACGAGCCGCTCTGCCACTAGCCTCTCCTGCCGTCAGGACGCATCTCCAATCGTGGTATACCTAACTTCCATGCTACACCTAGCTCAGTAGACTCAAGCTTAAACGCCATCTGCCTACCCCGTACACGCACAAATACTTGCCCTGTAAACTTCTCAATAGGTACAGTAGCAGAACGAGTTACCGTAGCGTTGTCTACGCCACCCTCAGATGTAGGGTTATAGTAACCAGAACCAGAGTTCTCCATAGGGAACAGAGTCATCACTGCCGCAGGGCTATCTACTGTAGACCCCTCAAACGTTATGTCAGGGAGCATACGATTAATAAACATAAACCTGTCACCATTATCCAAATCAAACTCAGAGGATAAGAGCGTAGCTGTAATGGCAGAAGGCACACCCGTTTGGTTATCATCCATACCGACTTCATGATTAACTAAGTTGTTACTGTAAGTAGCAGCTAGTGGGTTCTCTCTAAGATCAGCGTCTATCCAAGCACTACGTGATAGGTTTCCGTAATACCAAATGTCTTGTAGGTAGTTGTACACCACATATCGGTCATTCTGTGTAGACCCCTCAGAGCAATAGAACCACCATACCTCGTCGAACCGCTCGTTAGTACCCGCTATGACTTGTGCATACTGAGTGAAGTTAAAGTCATTAAACACATAACTTCGTACACTACACGGTAGGGTCTTAACCGTACCATCGTACATATAGAACTTGTCAGTGCCCATCCAGTACGCAATGTTGCCTGAATAAGCCGCTGCATTAGGACCAGCTATTGTTATGTTATCGCCTAATAACTGAGCACCCCACACCTCTGGTGCGCCTAAATACTGCATACCGTACAGCGCAGTGTCAGTCCAAATAAGAACCTCTTGTCGTGCTTGTAGAGTTGTAATGATTTCACTACCCCTAGACAGACGTAAGCTACCTGCTTGATTAGTCGCCGCAGGAGTCCAGTTAGCTACATCCTCTTGGTCAGACCAGCGAATCAACATAGGATCAAGAGTGGCACTGCCCAGTGCGTTTGAACCAAAACAAAAGGCAAAACGGAAGATGTCTGATACAAAGGTCTTGTTAACTATAGTAGGCACGTTGGATGCACCACCGAGAGAAGATACGTACACTGCACGAGTTGTCAGATCATTACTCGCATCCCAGTAGAATATAGGCCCACCCCTGTAGCCAAAGAACAAGTCCTCACCAAAGTTAGACTGGCTCCATATCCGCATAGGAGCATCTGTAGCACCACTGCTCCCCCAAGTGCCTGACCCCCAAGTGCCAGCACTCCAACCTCTAAACGGAACGGCAATCTCGTTACCTGTGTTTATCTGATACACCGCAGTGACTGTACCTCCACCCGTAGCAGCAGACGACGCTTGGCTTGCGGCAGTTATGTTGTAAGAATCCTCGTCTATAAAACTAATCTGAAACTCACCGTTTAGGGTAAGACCGCCCACTGCTGAAGCACCACTAAACGTAACAAAGTCATTCTGAAGCGCACCGTGTGCAACGTCAGCAACGAGAACAGTAGTAGAGTTTAGCGTTGTGGTAAACGGGTTTGTCAGCGTTGCTGTGGCTCTAACAGGAGTAACATCAAAGTAAGCTCCACCACGCTCGATGTAGTACTTGAGGTTAGTGCCTACGGCTACAAGGTTCTGCCTCTGGAGAGTAACCCAGTTAAGCATAGACCGACACACACCAAGAAAAGTAGCAGCAGATATACGTACCCAACCTCCAATCTTCTGAGGCATACCCCGTCTGAACCGCACCTTATCTGTTTCGTACCAACTGCCTTCAGCCGCATACCGCGTATTTTCACGGTCAACTCCCGGCTTTAACTGTAGTTGTTGTAGTGGCATGGACTAACCTCGTTATAGATACTCACCTGTTCGTATCATTTCGGTAAGCTCTACTGCTCTGCTCCCGACCTGTCTAGCCCACTTGGAATCTAAGAATTCATCACTAGCAGAGCTGTACTTTCCTGCTTCCATAGCGGCCAAGGCGCGTCGAAACCCACGTAACTTCGTGGCTCCGAGGTTGAATCCGATGTCAATAATAGCATCTTTCCGTACATCATCAAGGCCGTTAAACCAAGGGTACTCTGAGCTTAACTCTTTGATAACACGTTCTATGTCATTCTCAAGTAGGTACTGTACCTCATCATCGGACAAACCTACCCCGTCGTTCATATCGACATTGCGCCCTATACCGATAGTATAAAAACCAGCAGGGCACTTGTAGATTACATGTCGTCCATCAGTCTTAACCTCACCTTCGTGACGTTTTAGCATATCAATTAGCTTTTGCATTTTACTTCTTTCCATTACTTCCGCCGTAGTAAAACGCTGCCGCAGTACCTAAGATTCCGCTCAACTGCCCTAAAACCAAACTAATAATTGTCTCATCATTTTGATCGTGGGGCATTGTAGTAACTAAAAGAACAAAAGCCCCGTAGAGAATAAGTGTTAGTACAGAAAAGACTTTGGGTGTTAGGTCCGATGCAAAAGCATCACGCGCTGACTTCCTGTCTTCTACCTCAACCTTAAAAGACTCAAGGTCGATTTCCATTTCTTTAATACGATTCTTAAACTCTTCATCAGCCTGTTTAACAATAATTGCTTTTTCAGGCTCTCGTTCTATAAGGTCTTCAATCTCGTTTGCAGTTGTACTGCTTGGCAGCCCTAGTTTGGAGGCAGCTATCTTTACAGCCATTCCAGCCATTGGCCCACCTGCTGCCTGTGCAATCGTGGGGGCTAGAGACTTAAGTAAGCCTCCTAATTTCATCATGCGCCAACCTTATCTGTTGGCATATTTTCTTCAGCAATAATCCCGTCTATGGTATCGCAAACATCTCTGACGACCACTCCAGTAGTAGCAGACAGAGCCGAACGACCGACAGCCCTCATACCCTTATACAATTGATTGCAATACAAGTCCTTGTTGTCCATGACCTGCTCAATAGAAGTACAGCTAGATAACATAACAATAGCACTAAGCATCAGTAGTCTCATTTCTTTTGCTCCTCTATGAATCCTTTTAAGCGTTTCTTATATCCATCCATGAAGTGGTCAGAGATAGCATCAGATACACCACCGTCCTTGTCCTTCTTGGCCGGGTTTATGTAGTTCTTACCAGAATTTGCAAAGTATAGCATGGTCTGTGACTTAGAAGGCCCGTAGCAGAACCTTGGTATCTTAGCCACGATGTCACTGCCCATGACGCAGGAGATTTGGTCGTCAAGCTCCATAG